TCTGTCACTGTCGCGTTGATCGTGTTCATCTTCTGGTTAGCCATTCCTTGAATTAACTGAGCGATAGCGCCTTGGATCGGGTTCGGAGGCTCGAACTCTCCAAGGCCACCCGACATCAGCTTGTCAATTAGAGCTGTAATCGCGATCGCGAGCTTCTCGTCGATGTCTTGCAGTCCCTGATCGAGGTGCATTCTGATCCAATGGGCGAGAAAACCGATTGCAGCGAGGTTCAGGAGGCTCAAACCGGCCAAAATTGCGATTTCGAGGGCTACCATGTCTGTCCTCCAGCCGTCGTCCGTCCATAATACTGCTGTCCTCCTCTCATTTTGCCCTCCAACCCTCCCACCCATAGTCGCTGCCACTATTGATGCTTGCTCTCCGTGTTTTGTGGCACACTTTCCGAATTGTGGCGCCCTTGTGGCAATAGACAGCGAGCCTATGAATAGTGGCGGTATTATTAAGGGCGATAAGAGCCAGGGGCGGCCATGAAGCAAGGACTCTGGCAGTGCGGCCAGTGCAGGCAGTGGTGGATCTACAAGGTGGAACCCCATACGGAGCGTCTGAACCGCGAATGCCTCCGATGTGGGAAGAGAGTGCGGGCAACGATAGATCGGCGCCCAGGGCGGCGCGGAAGGCCAGCAACGGTGAGAGTTGAGCAGCGGCCCAGCTATACTCCGCACTCTGCGCTCGAGCACGAGCGCCAAGCCAGAAACAAGCACTGGAGGCGGCGACCTGCGATCGACGAGTTCACCAGGGCGTCGAAGCTCGAGGAATGGGAGGGTTCGTGATGGATTGCCCCGAATGTGACTCATGCAGGGTTGAACATTCCCTCTGCTCGGACGATGATCTATGGTGGCATCAATATGACTGCCATGATTGCCAATTCACTTGGATTGAATCTCAATGGTGGATGGTTGAATGAAATTCTGTGGAATGTGTAATTGCGTGATGTGTACGGAAGAGAAGCGTAAATTGCTGGCGAAGGTATTCGGGAGTGATTGAATGAAAAGCCGGTGTCAACGTTGCGAAGGCCCGCTCATCAATTGCTTCTCGAAGAAATATACTCATCGATGTATGCGCTGCAACAAATACCAGGTGATAGAATGAATAACTCCCAATTCTGGACTTGGACTGATCATTGGCAGGGTTGGGACTGGATGCGAGAACAACTCGAAACCGAATTAGAGCTCGCCGAGTGGTGCGATGAGACGTTGTGGATGATCTGCTTGATTTGTGGGAATTCGCTCAATGGCTGTATTTGCGAGGTATCAGACCCAACCCCCACCCCCTCCGAGAGCCTTCAGCACCCCTCCCAGTGAGTCTGAATTCTTGGAATCGGGATTTTACGTCTTTTGCGTAATTAGGATCCTTCCAGTGGTCATCAGCCAAATCCACGTTTTGAGCGCCGGCAGCGCCAGCTGCTCCGCAACTCGAATCGGTGTTGACCCACCTGGGTCGAGGGGATTGATGGCGAGTGGGATAATTGGATCCATAAGGTAGGCCTTCATCGCATCCCCGTAATTTTCATAGAGGACATCGGCGATCTCTCGAAGAATCCCCTTGTCAAGATCAATGACTCCGGTTGCCTCGAGAAGACCAGTGATGAGCAGCATCGCCGAGGCATCGCTGAGAAGAGCTACAAGAGGAGTCGCCACCTTGTTGATCTGGTACGCGGCGATCATGCTGTCGAGCTGCTCGCTCTGTTTGTCCTGCAGGCTGACGCGATACTCAATCACCTGGTCGGGTTTTCTCTTAGTCATGAGAACGCACCGGCCAGATCAGAGAAGAGGGACAGGACATGCCCCGCGCCCAGGAGCCAGCCGAGGACGAAAGCGAAGGCGTTGTCGACGACGAGGCGCTGGACTTGCTCGACGAAGGTCTCGTCATCGTGCTCGTGATGTTCAGGCATCTGGCATCACCGGCCATGCATCGGCAGCATCGTTGCTCTCAGCATGATCCTGAGGGAGATCGCGTAGTGCCTGGCGGTACTCCTTCCAGGCTGTCGAGAGGACGACATCTTTCAGAGCGCGCCAGTCGGACTCTGCGAGAGCCTGGTCTCTGGATGATCGGACCTCCTGCCAGGACACATCATGAAAGACGACCTCGACGACCTCGTCACCATCGAACACGGTTTCCTTTCGATCCATTCAGCTCGTCCTCAAACCAATTAGCGGAATGGAAATGTTAGACGGTTCAAAGCCGGACATGTCGGGGTCTGCTGGCAGAGAAGTCAGGCTCGCGTCAAACAGAGTCGCGCCAGTATAGCCAGCCGTCTGCATCGCCGCGACACCGAGCGCGGGGAACGGTGATGTCGGCGTGGTGACTGAATAGCGAATGGTTGCATATTGCTGGCCCGCGTTGTCAACGATCCAGGCGAGCCAGTAGGACGTTCCCTTGACCATCGTGAAAGTTCCAGTCAACGACGTCTGAGTCAGCACTCCTGTGCTCGAGGTCGTGAAAGATGCCTCAGTCAGCAGCGCTGCTGGAAGTCCCTCGTCGTCGGTCGAATAGACGCCGACCAGGGTTGTGGTGCCGGTTGTGTTAGCTGCATATATCTGGAAGGCGTCGATGACTGCAGCGTCCGTTCCCATGAACGGCATCATGAACATCCCTGCGGCTGTTGTGTAGCTGGCGACCAGACCTCCTGCAGCCTGGGCAGGAATCCGGTACACCAGGGCGCCAGTTGATCCGGTGAACACTTCGACGGGTGCGGTGAATGAGCCGTTAGCTCCTCCAGCCTCGAGAAGACCCGTCCACTCCCCAGAAACGCACAACCTCGCCGTATTGACGATAATGAGATCGAGCATTTCTTGTTCGTTCATGTCCTCGATCGAGATGGGATTTCCTGTGCTCTGGATTTGCGAGAACGTTACACTATCCAGGTCGAGGTTCTGGAGCAGTGGGAAGACCCTCTTCGAAGGCTTTCTATCCTCGGATCTCATCCTAACAACCCGTCCCAGTTCTTTTTGACCGACAATCTCGCCAAATTGACGATAATTAAGCGAATACATTCTTCCCGATTCAACTCTTCAATAGAGATTGGATCCCCGACACCCTGCACATCGGAGAATTGTATCTGATCTGCTTGGTCGCCAGCCTCGAGAGTCTTCTTCTTGAGTAGCTTGTATACGCGCGGGGAGATGTCGGACATCATCTCAACCCCATCGTTAGCATGACAAATCCCCAGAAGTTGTCAGGGATGCCGACGCCTGGCGCGCTGGGCCGTACTCCAGGCACACCAGGAACGCCGACGGGGGTTGCTGGGGGAGAATAGGGGGGAGTGTAATCCACTGCAGGAAAGTCAGAAGGTCGATAACCAGCAGGAAGCGCTGCTTGACCGCCATAGCCAGCCAACTGCACAGATTGAACAAGCACCATCGGCAGCGCCCTCACTTGAGTTGCTTCGACCTGGTCTTGCTGATCCGCTCGATCGAGTCGAGGTCTTTGGTGGAAATGAATCCCCTCAGATAGAGCTTCTTCGACTTCGAGAGTATTTCCGCTAATCTTCGGCGTCCAGCCGCTTTAGTCATCTTCGCCATAAGATCACTCTCATGCAGATGTCAGGTACTGGAACTTGTAATTCAGAAAAATCGGTACCGAGGCGAATGCGAACGCCGGTTGTTGAGTAACTGGGTCTGTCGCGCTGCAAGAGCCGACGACGTTACCGAGAGCATCGACGGCATAGAAGCCTTGGCTCTCGATCAGTGCGGCATCGACAGACGTTCCAAACCATTTCGCGATCCGGTCACCCTGGAGAGTGTCGCCGATCGAGTTGCCAGTCTGGATGTCGACTAATTCGTTTGTAGCTCCACCCGACGCCGTGACGTGGAAGATTCTCGAGACTCGGTTTTGCGTATAGACTGCTGCCGATGCTCCGCGATCCGCTGCGGTCTGATTCATGACTCTCAGAATATCTCCTGCTCGGAGGACGTATGGTTGGCATAGAGCTGGCTGTCCATCAGTGACTGCACCAGCCACAGACCAGGGGATGATCGCCGCAACGATACCCTGGGAGAGGATGTAGGCATAGCCGACTCCATTCGGGCATGATACCAGCCCGCCAATGACCTCCTTACCAGGAGCGAAGTCTCCAATGTTGGCTGCAGTTACGGTGTAGGCGGTGTCAGTTGTCAGGTTGGACTCGGTACCCTCAGCTAATTCTGCCTTGAGTGGGATGTTTGTCCCATCTCGGCAGACCAGATTGGCTGTCACAGTATTCGTGGCCATAGGATCACAGCCTCACGCCGATTCCAAGCGGCTTCATTAGGTTACGATTTACATTGGAGATGGGCTTGCGTAGTAATTTCTTCGCGAACTTGAAGGTGATACCGATGCCGATCGCACTCACAGCCATCGCTTGATAGTTAGCCATGAAGTTCGCTGACATCGAATCGAAGCTCGAGCCAGGGTCGCTGACGATCGAGGAGAGCGTCATCGCTCCGTTCGTGGTCGTCATGCCGTAGCCTGCGCCACCGGCTGCACCTGATCCGTCGAATCCGAGGACGCCGACTGGAGAGTTAGCCAGGACACCGCCAGTTAGCACGCTCGCGTAGGCGTAACTCTCTGCTATATTCAGAAGACTGATTGTCTTCGGTGATCTTCGGCGCTTTGCTTTCTTTCTGCGTGCCATGTTCAATCTGTTAAGAAAGGAGGCTTATAATTATCATTCAAACGATTGA